CTTCTCGGCGTCCATCTGAGACACAATGTCAAAGAGTGGCTCAATAGGAGAACCCGTCTCAATTTCGTCAAACGACTTCACCTTGCTATCATCGAGGACCATATGATGCTCCCCTACCCACGGGTCATTGACCCCCACACGAAGAGTGGGAGGTTTCTCCTCATGAGGTATCAGCAAGTTGTTGCCATCATCTAGTAATGAACGGTAGCGTTCAACAAGATCACTCCAAGTCCACATGTGTCCGTAATCAAGTCCGCTGGTAATCAATGCGGACACTAATTCATCACGAATTTCAGTGAACTTTCTTTTCCCCAATCCTAAACACCGAATCAACGTTGCATTCACATTTTGTGCAACACAAACTTCCAAGGGAAGCCCCTTGGTGATCCAACGAATAGGTTTAGCAAGTGAGGAGAGATCCGGTTTGCAAAAATACCTCGCGAACCCAATCTCAGGAACCATACCCACTGAAGTGGTGGCATGTAAGAAGTTGCACTTCAGTATATCACCATCACCGTAGTCCTGATTCTTGTGAGCACTCGTCAAGACATATCCATAGTGAAGCAGGACCTCCGCAATGGCTGCACCGTTAAACCATGGACACCTCTGGCTCACGGTGGTGATCGAATCATCACCATAGATTGACTGTCGAACATTCTGACGAAAGCCAGCAACACCTTGGTCATCAATGTCACCGTACTTGCGCGCCAGTAACATATACGCACAAGCGAACAAGTATCGACACCACACACTATTTCGTATAATGGTGAGCAACGTCCCGGTGTTCTGTCCCTTTGGCTTACGGAACAGACTGTTTCTGAACGAAACGTATCCATGGGCACAGTTCTGTGCTTCCCGATGGAGAGCTCTGCGGTGCATAGTAACCTCCTTCGGATTGAGGTCACCATAGCGCGAATACCACCTATGAACTTCCTCCGCAAATGCATAGATGAATGTGGCCGACATACCTGAATCACAACGTTTCAGATCAGCAGCAAAAGAAAATCCAGCAATTTCCTTATGGCGGCGGATCATAAGGTCCCATTCCACACTCAGCACGTCCATGCCAACTGCGGACCAATTGGTTCCATGACTGTTGTAATAAGCGGCACAGAAGGAACCCAGATACTCTCGCTGCTGTATGAGATCTTGAATTCCCTCAGCACAGACAGGACGAGGATCCTTCTCTGCCGGACGTATTTCATCCTTCGGAAAAACATACCCGGCGGAAGGCTGAAACGGCGTCCCATGCAAAAGAGACATTTCATCATCCTCAATCATTTTCTGCAACGCAAAAGTCTCAACCGTCCACCCGTCCACATCAGACCATGTCATATGATCTGACTTGTGCTTCAAACTGGGGAACATGTGCTTCAATGGCCATCCCGGACCCGCCTTCATGTTCATGGGCTGACAGTAGGGATAGTCCATCCCATTTAATGCTTCTGAAAGGGACCATATCTTGACCGGACAAATACGCTCCATTGCATCAAAGTCCTCCCGCAAGGACTCCCATGCCAAATTCGATATAGACACGGGAAAATCCCTAACGGGTATCCCGTACTTCGACATCGCTGAGCGCATGCCTCTCATGCACACCTCAGTCTCAAGATTGACAGGACCGTCAACACAATGTCGAGCAAATGGTGTACACGATATGGGAGATGCTACCTTCTTCGAAGCAG